ATTGACATGAGAATGGCTAATCCAGAGGTCTATCAAGGGAGTACACTAGGTGCTGTGAGAAATCAAGCTATGATGTTGAAGGATAGTATAGAGCAGGATACAGTTAACAAGGCAAGAAATAGCTTAAAGCTAATGGCTTTGATAGATAGCTTGAAGCAAGCTGGTGCAGGAGAGTCAGTAGACTATATGCCAATGAGGCCAATGCCCTCTACTAAAGCAGACTCCATGAGGGTAAGAGACTTAATGGAGTTTTTAAATATGCAACAAATGCAAAGGGGTATGGGTTCAGTAATGGAAGGTATGGGAGACCAGCCAATGAGACTGCTTAGGTAATGGATAAAGACCCTAGAGCTTCCTATAACGAAGAATTATATCGCCAATGGCGTGATTCAAGATCTGACTGGGACACAGAGGCCCGTAAGGATATTGACTTTTATCTTGGGAATCATTTTAGTCAAGATGAATCTGATGAGTTGTCTCAGAGAAATCAGGCAGACATACCAATGGATAGGATCTCTGCCGCTATTGAAAAATTTAAAGCAGTACTAACATCCAGACCACCAGCGTTTACGATAACACCTAGAGAAGACTCCGATGTGCAAGTTGCTACATTGTGGAGAACAGTCATGGGTTATGTGTGGCAAAACTCAGATGGTGACTGGCAGATGAAACAGGCAATACAGGATTATGCTACTACCGGCATGGGGTATCTGTATGCCTACATTGACTCAGAATCAGATTTCGGTAGAGGTGACGTTAAGTTCACTTATGTTGACCCGTTTAGAGTGTACGCATCTCCCAGCTCTAGAGATCGCTGGTTTGGCGATTCGGATGGCATTATCCTTTCCACCATCCTAACGGGGGAACAAGCCGTCAACCTCTACCCTGAATTGGCAGATAAGCAAGACCCGCTTACTGGAGAGGTAATACCCGGACTTATAAACGACATATCTGGATTTACTTATGATGAAGAAGATTATCCATCATCACAAAATAAAAACTCAATGGTTGTGTTTACACCAGCAGATGTAAAGGATAAAGATTATTATCAGGTAAAAAAGTATCAGGTATTAGAAAGATTTTACAAAGTCAAGGTTCCTTATTACAGGGTCATTGACATGCAGACACAGGATGAAGACATTCTGTCTCAAGAAGAGTACGCCAAGTTCTATCAGGAAAACACAGAAGCATTTGAGATTGGTGCATTTACAGCTATAGAGGTATTACAGACTAGGGTAAAGGTATGTGCATCAATGGGAGAAGTTGTCTTGTATGAACAGATTTTAAATACAGACGAGTATCCAATCATACCACTTCCAAACATTTGGACTGGTACTCCATATCCAAAGTCTGATGTATCTAGGGCTAGACCAATGCAAAGGCTTCTAAATAAGTTGTGGTCTTTGGCACTGTCTCATGCACAGGCATCAGCAGGATTAAAGCTTTTAGTACCTTTGGGTAGTGTGGACGACATAGATCAACTTGAAAAAGACTGGGCTAACCCGAATGCAGTCATTGAAGTGGATTCATCCCAAGGCGAACCACACTACCCTGCTCCTCAACCGCTTGCTGGTGAGTTCTATAGGTTGATACAGCAGTCAGAGTTTTATATAGATTTTATCTTTGGTCTACCAGAAATGATGCATGGCTTTGCAGAGAAGGCTCCAGAGACTATGAGGGCTACAGAAAGAATGATAGCACTGGGTAGCGAAAGACCAAAGTCCAAACTCCGAGACATAGAGTTTAGTATTAACAAATTGGGTAAGGTTTTGTATAACCTGTCCAAAGGTCACTATACCTACAAAAAGATTTTTAGACTGGCACAGCCAAATAACAACATCACAGAGGTTATGGCAAACTTCTATACAGATGTATCTCAGGCGATCTTAGACCTGAAGAAAGAAAGGCACATACTAGACCAGCACGATGTAAGAATTGAACCGGGGTCAACAATGCCATCTAGTAAATATGCAGAACTTGCTGTATACCTAGAAGCGTTCCAGATGGGTATTGTAGACCGTTATGAAGTATTGAAGAAGAATCCTGAGCTATTTGATAAGGAAGGTATTATGAGGAGAACAGAAGAGAAGCAGTTGATGCAACAGCAGATACAGGCAATGGATGCTCAGATAAAGAATTTGCAAGGTGACTTGCAGACAGCCCAAAGAGAATCTGTCAGCGATAGAAAGAGAGTCGAAGTTGAGAAGTTTAAATCACGTTTGAGCGAGATCAATTCCGAGTCTAAGGCTGATAGAAGGGTACAACGTGGAAAACTAGAAAACGAGGTGAAGCTTGAGGTGGAGAAATTGGCTAGCAATCTCAAAGACGTACAGAGAAAAGTCAGTTCTACTCCAGAAGCCTAAAGACATCTAAGGAGAAACTATGTCTACAACAGAACAACAGGAAGTAAATGTCCAAAACGATCAAGTCGTAACTGATGAGAATTTCGTGGAAGATATCGTAAATCAGCAAGCTGGGCCTGAGAGTCCAGAGCAAGTTCAAGAACCAGTACAAGAAACAGCTACTTTAATAGATTATGAAGCTGAGGCTAAGAAGTTCCAATCTATGTATGATCGGTCACAGGCTGAAAATGCAAGATTACAACAAGGAGCACAAATACTTCAGTTATTAGAGCAGAGGCCTGACTTGGTACAGGCACTTGAAAACGGTATAGCTAAACCACAAGCTCAACAGCAAAACGAAACTAGTGTCGGGAAGGATGATTTTAATCCTTGGGATGCGTTTACAGATGAAAACTCTGAATCAGGACGGTACGTTAATAACAAGATAGAGAATCTGGTACAACAGAGATTGCAATCTGCGTTATCCCAACAACAGCAACAGATACAGGCTGAGATGCAAATGCAAAACACTGTGAATGAACTGAGGGGAACTTATAAAATGTCCGATGGTGACATTCAAGAGTTCTTGCAGTTTACGACACAGCCTAAAGAGAGAGTAGGTTTGAACAATCTAGTTAAACTTTGGCAGATGCAAAACGGACAATCCGTTGCTAACAACGATACAATGGAAGCGGTAAATGCGGCAAAACAAGCCCCTAGAACTGCTGGCGTTCTTCAAGGTCAACCTCAGACATCACAAAAAAATGATACTGATAAGATTTTTGATGCCGTCATGGGGAATAGCGGCTCTTTGCGGTTACCGTGAAATAAAAAACAAACCACAAACCAAGAGGTAATAAAATGGCAATATCATACAATACTGGTACTTTAAAGTCCAGTGATATCACAGCTTCTACTTCCTCTGCTGGTGTAGGTCAGGCTCCTGATAGGAGACGGATATTTAATTTTGGAGACAGGGTAGCAGAATTAGCCCCTGAAGAATCTCCATTCTTTGTGTATCTTTCTCAGGTAGCCAAAGCACCTACCGATGATCCAGTATTTCGTTATTTGGAAAATCGTAACAAGATCAACTTTACTGACCGCTCCCTTCTTTTGAAAGGAGCCGTTAACGGTGGTTCTGCTGTGTCTGCGGGAACGTCTTATGCGTTTACTGTTGACACTGCTGGTGGAGCCTCTGTTGATTATCTGTTAAAAGGAATGGTTATCGCTGTTCAAACTGCATCTCGCACAGGGGATGTTGGGATTGGACAAGTGGTCGTTCGTGTTGATTCAGCAGTAACACATGGTAGTAGCGAAACTTCATTCACAGGTAAGATTATTGATGTCTCAAACGCAAACGTTTCTGGGTACAATGTTCTTGCTGATAATGATGAAGCTCAGATAATCGGCACCTCCTTTGAGGAAGGTTCTGGTTCTCCTGACGTTTTCTCAACAGAGCTTGAAGATAATTATGGGTATACCCAGATTTTTAAGACAGCCGCTGAGATGACAAACACAGCGTATGCAACTCGCTATCGTGGGTATGCAGACGAGTGGAGCAGGTTATGGGCTGACAAACTACGTGAGCATAAAATTGACATTGAAAGAGCTATGCTCTTTGGTCAAAAAGCTCGCCAAGGTGGCATCCAATACTCTGAAGGAATTGTAGGTCACATCCTTAAAAATGTAAATCCAACTGTAAACGATGCTGACTTTAGCTATAGCTCAGGTAGTTCATACTATCGAAGCGTTGCACAAGCAGAAATGACTTACGATAGATTGCTTAGCGATCTTGAAGTAATCTTTGACCCTGCTCGTGGTGGTGCTTCTGACAAGCTAGTCTTGTGTTCCTTACCAGTGATTACGTTTTTTAACAAGTTAGGCGATGGAAAATTCTTAGATGCTTCTATGGGTCATTCTGCTAATAATTACAGAATTGACATGACAACTAGGGATGGTGCTTTCGGTCACTCCGTAATGGTAATTGATACTATTCACGGTACTCTTAATCTTGTTAAAGAGCCACTTTTCAGAGGAATTGCGGCTGGATACATGCTAATGGCTGACATGAGTCAAGTTGCTTATCGTCCTTTGATTGGAAATGGAATTAACCGTGATACACAGGTTATGACCAACGTTCAAGGTGCTGATGAGGATTTGAGAAAAGACATGATTCTAACCGAAGCCGGTTTAGAGGTAAGTCTTTCTGAGTCTCATGCTTTGTTTAACTTAGAACACGATTAAGGAGTTAGATAATGAAAACAGCTAGTTTAAACGCAAATAGTTCAAGTTTCCAAACTGGTGAAAAAGCGTTTCAAAAGATAGACAATTCTGCGGCAGTGACAAGAACACTGACTGCGGCTGAGTCTGGAACTCTTTTTGCTGTAGATATGTCCACAGAAGACAATAACGTAGCTTTGACCTTGCCAACGGCATCCGATGCTATAGCAGGTTGTAGCTACGACTTTTGTTTTACTGTTAACTGTGACGATGATGCAGACTTTAGCATAACAACTGGAGCAAACGGAACTGATATATATGGTTACGTTGTTACAGGTGCGGCTAATAGTACAGTAGATGACTTTGACGGGCTCTCAAAAATAACTGTAGACGGCTCTGTTTCTCAGAGCGTTGAAGGTTTAAGAATGACTCTTATCTGTGACGGTGTGAATTGGCATCTAAGCGGATATGTTCCAGTTGCTATTGGAACAGTCGTTCTTGTTGAGTCAGCAAGTGCTTAATCCGAATACATAAGGATAACAGTAATAGGTACTGTGAGGGCTGTCAAAAAAAGGCGGCCCTCAAAACCTAAAAGGATTGATTATGAAAAAATGTATGCATTGTAATAAGGACAACAAAGAAGGCTGGTTCTACTGCAAATCTTGCGGTAAACAAGCATCTGAAAGTAAGTTCACTACAAATATGTGGAT